ATGCTCACGGGTAACAGAAAACTTCAAACGGGTAATTTAATGCTTTCTGATGCCAAAATAAAAGCACTCAAACCAAAAGAAAAAATGTACAGGGTTCTAGATGCAGAAAGACTATACATTGAAGTAAGGCCAACTGGTAAGAAAATTTGGCGGCTTAAATATACACTACAAGGCAAAGAAGGAACAATCAGCCTTGGAGAATATCCAACTGTCTCCTTAGCTGAGGCCAGAAAGAAAAAAGATGAAAATAAGATTCTGCTTAAAGATGGGGTGAATCCTGCTCATGATAAAAAGAATAAGAAACTTGAAAAATTAACCGCATCAGAAAACACTTTTAAAGCTATTGCTGAGGAATATATTGTTGAGGGTATGAAATATAGATCTCAGGAATATATTGACCAATTTAAGCGATACATGGAAAAAGATATTTATAAAGTCATCGGCCATAAGCCAATAAAAGAAGTCACCTCGGCAGATGTTCTAAATATTATGCGAAACAGCATGGTTAGAGTTAAAAAGCACTCTCATTGTGGAACAGGTGAATCAGTTGCAAGTTTAAATCGTAGATTTATTGGCTTAGTTGTGTGTTATGCAATTGCAACTTTAAGAGCAGACAATGATCCAACTTATGCTGTACGAAATGCTATTGAGCAACCAGAAACAGAACACGCTAGACCATTAGAAAAGAATGAGAAAATAAGACTAAGAACACGTATAGATTATTATGGTGGAACTACTACAGTAAGAAATGCTGTACTAACACTAGCTTACACAATGCTGCGAGCTTCTGAAATTAGACGCATGAAATGGGAATACATAGACTTTGATGAAAAGACTATTTCTTTCCCTAAAGCATCTAGACGACGACAACAGGAGCGCAGTAATAAAAAGAACCATCTACATATTGTTCCTATGTCAGAACAAGTCTATAACCTTATTATGGTGCAGTACGAGATTAATCCAAATCAACCTTATGTCTTTGCCTCTCCAAACAAAGATGGTGAAATGCTGGCAAGAACCACCCTTAATAGGGCATTAGGCTATGTTGGATTATCCGAAGTAACTACTCATGACTTTAGGGCAACAGCTTCCACCCTTCTCAATGAGAAGGGATATAAGCAAGATTGGATTGACAAGCAACTAGCTCATGTCGAAGAAAATAAAACTAGAGCTACATATAACCATGCCAAGTATTTATCAAGTAGACGCAAAATGATGCAAGACTGGGCTGATATTGTAGATAGCTGGGCGGTTTAGCCGCCTTGCTTCTTACTAAATTTCCACCAAGACTTTTTATAATAAACTTCATCACGCAAGAAATTAATTTTTAATTCATTGCCATTGTAGTCGTAAATTTTGGTGACTTCTCCATTTTTGTCAAGATCAGCTAATAGGTCTACATTTCGATCACTTGTTATATCTCGAATTTTAATTAGCTGAACTGACATTAGAGTGCTCTCACACAAATAGAGACATTCACATTACTATTAATTGTGTGAGCTGTGCAACCTGAGAAGATTAAGCACAGCAATGTGATGATCGATGCAACTTTGGTACGTTTGCACATATAAGTTACTTCTTTAAAAAGAGTGCTCGTTCAGCTTCTCGGCGACGAACTAGGCCCTTCATAACTTTGCCACCTGCTTTGTTCCAAACTAGGAATTGATCGGCTGCACCTTGATAGTCACCTTTATTAAGTAACTTAAGCAAAGTTGAATTCTTAAAAGCACCTGAACCAATGTTGTAAGTCAGTGAAACCAAAGCATCAAACTGGTTTTGACTTAAAGGCACTATCACAGATTCATTTACAGTCTTTTCAAATTTGGCCAAGTCGTGTTTAAAGTAGGCTTTGGCTTGGGATGGTGTACAAGTATCACCTTGCTTAACCTTTACACCATTTGGATAAACTGTGGTGCCAGTTCCGATAGTCCAGACTCCCACACCATCGTCATAAGCTTTGAAGCGCGTGCCTTCAAAACTAGTTATTAAATCTATACTATCATCACTTGTAGTTTTTCCACCTGGTGCAAGTTTTTCGACCACTTTATTTAGATCGTCTACTTGCGCCTGTGTAAGCTTGCCGCCTGCAATTACTCGGGCAGCATCGAAGAATGGTTTAGTTGTCATTGGATTCACCTTTCTTTTTCTCTAACTCAGAGCTACCAAAATAAAACCCACATGCTGTTGTCATAGCCCCAGCAATAAAACCCAATGCCGTATTAATCAGATTGCTGTTTTCTCGCGGCATATCCACAAAAAATAAAGCAATCACTAAAACAAACATCAGTCCCACTAATGCGAAAGCTAGATAAGCTCTTGTATTTTCACTATTCATCGTCCTGCTTCCTCTAACCGTGAAACCTTCTCTTTAATTAAAGATTGATCTTGGCTTAATTGAATAATTGAAGATCCAACCCAAGCGCACAGCGAAAATACGATTCCTGCAAAGATGCCAAGCAGTACACGCAATACAGAAAGACCGCCATCTTGCGAAGCTGTACGATTTTCCAAATTCGCGACTTTGATATCTAATGTATCGATGTCCTTTTTGTTCTGTTCGCTAGTCTCTTTGTGTGCTTCATTAATAAAAGTCAGTCGAGTAACATGATCTGACAACATGCGAATATCACTCTGAATGGAGTCGATTTTCTTTTCAAATCTCAACCCGTATGATTCATTTTCAGTCATGCCTTCCCCCTTTCGTTTAGGCAATAAAAAAGCCCCAGTTAAGGGGCTCATAAATTCTATTGGCTTTATAAAACGATGCCTTGTGCTGCTAAATCAGTAATAAGATTATTCATGAGAGTAGTAAGTTCTGAAGGCGTTAGGCCTTTAGTATGAACAGTTGCAAGATTCATTGTTGTTGATGCTGCAGGAATTAAAACATTCGCTTTTGGTGCCCAACCAATAAATATATTTGATTCTGTATTATTTGGTGCTGTACCTAATGGTGAGGATGCTTGCTGAAGTGCACCGCCAGCAGGCTTAAATGCATAATGGTATTTAAATCCGCCAGTTTCTGGCTTTTTCGATAAAGCATATAACCCCCAAATACCAGCCGTAGCGCCAGCAGCATTAAAAGCACCAGATGAATCAGATGTGCTAGTTAGCTTCACCGCTGTTGTGACTTTACCTAGGTTATTACCATTAGAACGACCTGTCGTTGATTGGCTTACTTCAACAAAATTAGAGATGACTGGCGTATAAATACCGCCACCAGAAATTTTAACCAAACCAACCCATAGAAATTCACTAGTTTCTTTCAATCCTGTATCAATATAACCAAGATTACCTAACGAATAACCTTCTTGCGTTGCAACTGGCGTACCAACAACTGTTGATGAACTCCCGATAATATCTTTTAGACCAGCAGTAAAGCGAAATGCACTCACCAACCCACCAATATCAACAAGAGATTTTGGAACAGTAAGGATGTTTAAGTTGAGATATGGACGGCCAGCAGGAAGTGCATTATCGATTTTTAAATAAGTATTCATTTATTAAACCTCTAAAAAGTTTTTAAATAGTTTTTGAGCAATACGATAAGCACCGGATTTGCTGACATGATATGCATCGGCCCATTGCCCGTTTGCATTTTCAATAGACCATGTATTCCAATCGTCATACATGTTGTAGAACTCACACGTTTTCGCTTGAGCAACTTCATAAATTGCATCGCGGAAGTCTGAAAGCGGAATTAATGGTGGTGCATTTGAATTACCCGGCGCAATCAAAATGAATCCGCAATTTGGGTTGCTTGTTCGATAACCATCAATGATTGCCGTAAGACCATCTTTGAATGTCTGAACTGTATTTCCTGATAAACGGTAATCATTGGTACCGAGAATCAGCACAACCAAGTCTGGCGCTAAATAAGATGAGAAGTTAGCTTGAGCAGTCGGAGAAATCTTTAAATAATCTTTCCCAGTTGAACCGCCATTACCAAGCTTAGTTACTTCAACACCTGAGCCGCTTGTTTGACGTAGATGCATGCCAAAGAAAGCAACTGTTCCGCTAACCATTGTGAAAACAATGTTGCTTGCCCCTTCTATAGGAATAGTTGCAGTTTGAACGGCAGATCCACTCGAGGATGCAACCACAGTTACATCAGCACCACCATTAACACTGTATTTAAAAGTCCCGTCCGTCTTGCCAAAGAAAAGAGTTAATTGATTACCCTTGGCTAATCCGCTAACTGTAATTGTGCTGTCTACTGTGCTGCTTGTGAGGGTAAAGCCATCTGGGCCACTGCCATTTGGAAAGCTTGAAACTTGGTTTAGATCTGCATAAGCCCATGTTCCTGCTTTAGCTAAAGAAATGCCATCCAGCTGATTGTTCTCTACCCCTAAGCTGATCCATCCCGAACCTGCTTCCCCATACTCCGCTCTAACTAACGCAAGAACTTCGTTAGTAATAGTTTTGTGCTCTGTCCAGCTATCACCAGTCATTATGACTCTTAATTGCTGAGTTAGTCCGCTTTTGAGCTTGGCTGCTTTGGCTTTGAATTGTCGCAAAGAAGCGCCATCACTTACGATCGGATAAGCAGCATTTGTGACATTATTTGAAGGCGATCCTGAAATAGGTCCCAACTGATCCTTAATCATTTCAATTACATTTGGATGAACTCCAGCACATTGAAATAAACCGTCTTCAAGCCATGCCCCACATTGACGATTAATATCTTCATGAAATGGAATGATTCGATCTGAAACTAATCCAGCCAAGCCAAGCTGATTTTTAACCCGCAACATTGTCATGAATTCTAGAAAAGTGAATCCAATATCACCATCTTGAATCCAGATAGGCGACTGGTTCAGAATGTCTTTAACTAATGCATAGATACCATTAGAAATATCTTGCCCAACTAAATTGTTCATATGCAGAATTGCATTATTCTCTGCGGCAGTTGCCTTTTGATCAGCATATGCTTTTGCTAAATCTAGTGGGCTATTACCTTCGTCTTTCCAGATTGTTCCATTCCACAAGTAAAGCTTCTTGGTATCAAAAGCATATCCTACTGATGGATTAACTAACGGAGTAGTGGCCAACAAAATGGCTTCGGTTTCGTATGCTTTCCACCCTCCCGTCTCCATAAGAATGCGGACTGCTTTTGCTAAAGTTGGGTACTGCTGGCCTAGCCTTGTAAGTACATCTTCGATATCTGAACCACTAATAAATTGTTCTAAGCTTCCCCCATCGAGAGACATATTTACTAATTGTTCCCGAGTAACGATCTCATCAGTCATTACTTTTCTCCAAGCATAAAAAAAGCCCCGATAAAGGGGCTTGGATTTCTGTTAATTAATTAAATAAAGTCATGGTCACGCTCATAGAATCGGGCATCGTAGTTAGAAGCCTTAAGCGTATTGGTCATTTGAGTTTGAGGGGTAAGTTCTTCAAGCATGAATGCTTGTGCTTCTGTTTGATCAGCTCGAACTAATGAGTAGAGTGTTTTAACGTATCGATCGTCGCTCACTACAAGTGGTTGTACTGGAGGTCGGCTAAGCACTACATGGTATTTATCGATTCCTGCCGTGCATGGCACCACATCCACAGTTGCATTCGAAATCTGCAAGTGAATGAAATAATCACTACCGACATCAAATGTGCATTCTTGCGATGTTTGGATAATCAATCCATCTACTGACTCAATCTCCCCGTCTTGTGTGTCAACAACTGTGTTGTCAGCAATCAAAATACGGTCATTACGAATCAACAATTCGGACTCGTCTAGAACTTCCACTTCACAAGACATGTACTTGTAGCGAAGTTTATTCCACTCACGCCACGCTCTTACTTTCGCTTGAGCTTCATTGCGAATACCTGTAGTCGTGATCTTCAAAGGATTCTTAGGCGTGATGTCTTCAGGGATTATGTACTTCACTCGTGCATCGTCGACATCAGAAGTGTATTCAAGCTCTACCCCGTCATAGTCTTTCTGCACACCAAATGTATAAGAGCGCTTTTCAGTTAAAGGCACTTTGTTTCGGTGATTGAAGAGTAAAACAGCGTTTTCTTGAGGTTGCTCAAACTTGAGACGGGTTAGACTGCCGAACCGGTATGGCTCACAGAAAGCAGCACTCGCCACCATTCCTGCAATTTCTTCAAAGCTTAGATTGTCATCATCAATGGTGTAATTGAACTCAGACATAAGGTCAGAGCCAAAATAAGCATTAACCTTTGCAATCTCTGCATTGATTTGCACAATATCTACTTCTGCACTGGTTCGGCGACCTATGTGGTCATCTAAAGCAAGATTAATTAGTGCTTGTCCTGCTGAGCGTGTCACCTGTAAAGGCCCTGTACCATCAAGTGGAAGCTTCCGATTAACCAAGCAATTTAGCTTACGTTCTTTAATCGATAATGCTCCATCGGTAGCCACTGTTCTAGAGCGAAGTACTGTGACGTTGCCATAATCACTAATCGTTGAATCAGCCATGCCATAAACAGACTTAATCTTGCATGTGTCTTGTGTCTTACCTGCTTGTGTTGCTGTTGTTCGACTTAAGCGAAAACGGAACGAGCCAGCCGTAGGCAAATCAATGTAAATCGTTTTACCAAACTGAGACTTGTTATTAGCTCGAATCTCTTGATTGATCGTTGTGATAGTTCCAACTGGATCACCGTTACTATCAATCGCCTGCAACTCAATAATGACTGTGATTTTCTCTTCCCACACACCGCCTTTACTGTCTTGGTAAAACAGTCCATTTGGAAAGAAGAAATTAAAAACAGCTTGTGTTGCCTCTGGCATATCAAAGTTAAACCAGCCGACATACTTAGAACTTACCGCATCAAAACGGACTAAAACCTCTTGTCCTTGAGTGCTTTGATTTGGAAGGGTCAACAACTTATCCCAATCACTGTTAATAGCAGAAGGATTGACTAAAGCAATCGTATCAGCTGTCACACTATTGATTGTGTAAGTGTCATCTAGAGTTATTGAGTTTGAATTTCGGTTTAGAACAGCGCCAGCCGTAATGGTGTAGCTGTTGTTGACGTACTGCCAGTTAGCGTTAACTTTTTCAGGATTTGATAAGGTAATCTCATAATGAAAACCACCTGTAATAACAGTTTTCGTTACACCAGAAACAATAAATTGACCAGATAGATCACGCGTATTCGTTTCAGTGACTGGTGGTGTCCCAGAAGTAGTCTCTATATCAACTAATGCGCCAGTAAGCTGCAAGCCTTTAAATAGGTTTGGATTATCAATATTGGTTGTTGACTCGATGATGACCATCTTGTCTTCATTAACCATAATTGAACCTGAAAGATCCACATCCTGAACACCATAGACAGCACCGCTCAAGGCTACTCGATCAGTCGCTGCAAAGTACTGAGTAAAGTCTAGCCCTGCCGATTTAATTAAGTTAGGGCTTTGGAACCACACATTACTCGACTCGAGCACTGCACTATTAGGTAATTCGATAGTCTGTCCATTGATAGACGCTGAGTTGCGTACGAACTTTGGTAGCTCTGTGAATGCCTCGCCTACTTGATAAATCGGTGTTCCAACAATCGATGTAAATGGGTCAAAAACTGAAACTGATGTACCAGCAATATTCGCTACATCTGTGTCACCGTCTCGCATATCTAATATTTGGTAATAACCGCGTCCAATACACATCAAACATTCTTCAATCTCAATGCCGTCTTTATAAATAGTGTAGGTTTGTGCGATAAGATCAGGATAAGACCGAACACGACCTAGGATATCTGGGATACGCCCATTTAAACGTGCTTGGTTTGAGCGTTGTGATAATTCGTTATTAGATGAGCCAACAGTAGGTGATTGCGGCTTAGGCATAGTCAGGACAGTGTACAGACTGTATGCCGCTGTAATCGCCACAATTGCATAGTAAAGGAACTGTAACCAAGCAGGTTCGATCACTACATAAAATGTACCTTCAAGGGTTTGAATATGCTCAAGTTGTGCGTTAATTCTTTTTGGATTATTTGGAGTAACATCACAGGTTTCTGCCATTTGGTCATGATAGATTTTCGCATTCTCAGGCCACACATCAAACTGTTGGTAGATATAGGCTAGAACATCTTTAACTTCTGACTCTGACCATGTAGATCGATCATAAACATCAGGAACGATGATGACTTTTTTCAAACTCATTTATAAAACCTCGTTTCCCGAAAATTCATGGAAATAATTTCAAGTGGAACGTACTGCACACCACGACCTGTTAAATGCAAAACCTTGTCGCAATAAAAAAGCCCAACATGTGTTGAGCTTCTTTTGCCATTGGTGAAAAAGACAATACAGGGAGAAATAGGTTCCTGAAGTCTCTTGAATCTACCCTTCCCATTTAAAAATCGTTCTAGTCGTTTTTTAAGATCTTGGCCTGTAACTTCCTTCCATGCTTCACATAGAAATTCATTGCAGGTGTAGTCTTTGGTCCAAATACGATTATGTAAGTGGTCTAGGTTCATATCATGCCCCGCAACAATGGGAATCGCTCTAATGAGTAAATCTCACCAGTCTTTACACTGTTAAGTTCAGGTGCTTGCGCATCAAAGGTACAGTTTCCTGAAGCATCTTTTGACAAGGTCGCAATCTCTAAAGTTTGCAAAGAAACCATGGGTGCTGTTAAGTCATCATCTCGATACAATCGCCATCTAACAGAAGGTCTGGTTTTCCAGTTAGTGCCTAAGCGTGCAGACACAAACGATTTAATTAACTCATCGTCAACATCTGCAATTGTTAGGTTTAGCTTCTGATCTAAGTCGTTTGTGACTGTAGAACGCTGAATTGACATGGGCTGATAATCATATGAAATATCAGGCCCCGCCGACTCATGCTTTACTGTCACGCCTTCTGTATCGTTTTTCACGAATCGAAATGGCACTGTAAAGTCTGGATGAGAAATCTCAACACATTCCAATGGAACCACGCCACTGCTTGAGTTTAGAAAGAACGATGTATAAATATCCATCTAAAGTCCCTCCATCGCAGCAGGCAAGTCTTCATTAACCAGTTCTTCTAATGGATTTACCAATGAAGCTAAATCTTGCCCACCGTTGCCTGTCTCAACAATGATCTTGTTAAGTTCAGAGTCGACAATAGGTTTTACTCGCAATTGAGCAGTCACCGTGTAGACTGGACCTTGCATACTTGATAGTTGAAAACTGTCTTCAACAAAGTAGCATTCATAAGGCTTAAACTCTGGACCATTTACGCGAAGTGAAGCATAAAACCTCTGCCCAGGAGTCTCACACCAAACATTGTAAAACGCATCAAGATATTGAAACCCAACATCATAAACTTTCCATTGAACATTGACAGTGTGATACCCGTTCTTCACTGATCTTCGGTAACGTGGCGCTCCTCCGTCTAATTCTTGGGAGATTACTCCACTCTTCAAACTAACGGAGTAACCCTCTTGTGTTGAGCAATATTTTAATGTGTTCATAATTACCTCATAAAAAAACCGACCTCATATTGGGTCGGTTTAAATATTTAGTTTCATTACATTTTCCAAAGATATGTACAGATAATCAAAGTGATAAGGATCGCAATAAAGCGCCATGCTTTCATTTCAATACCTCAATCAACTTAGAAATTGCTGTCAATATTGGCGCTGCTTGCCAGATCAAAATTCCAATTAAGAATGCAAGGACCATAATGTAAGTCCATACTCTTAATGCTTTACTGTCTGAAAGTTTATTCATTACTTTATCAACCTGTACATTTAGGTTAAAATTCATCTATGTTCTGATCCTCAAGTCTGGTTTGTGGGTTGGAAACAAAAACCCCAAGAGCTGTGAACTCTCGGGGTTTTGTTTTTTAGAAATGCTTTTGGTAATTTCTGAGATCCAAATAAAAAAGCCGCCCATAGGCAGCTCTTCGCTTGTTCTCTCTTATACGTCCTACTTCTAACGGCTTTTCTTAAATGCCATTGAAAGTTCTTCTCTTATATGTGTACTTCTAATTAGGTACTTTACTCATCAGCAGGCTTGCCCTGACAAAATTCAACAAGGCTTAAAGTTGAGATATCAGACACACGGATCTGAATACTTAATGGTCTGCCCGCAGCAGGGAACAATTTTGAATTTTGAATATATTTTGCATCTTTAAGGTACAAAAAATGTTCTTTAAGTGAGTCTGGAAATTTAATTTCCTCACCATCATCTAACTTTTTAATTATCTCTTCTCTTGGCTCTTTGATATGGGAATAAAAGAATTCCTTCCAGAGTGAATTTTCTTCGAGTTCGAAAAATTCTTCTTCACTGATTGCAGTGCCAGTAATTACGCTGCCACCAACCCCGACTGTTACATAGAAATCTGGGTAATCTTCATTTCGATGTGCATTTTCTGAAATTGCTTTTATCAATAAATTAGTATCATTTCTACTCATTCTTCTTTCCCATAAATTTTAATCAAGAAGATTAGAATCTATCAAAGAATAAATTTAATAGCCACCGAAGTGGCTACCAATTATTGACGCCTAGGAGTTGCATTGTAGTTTTGCTTGAATGCCTTGCTGATTCTACTATTAGGATTTTGAATTCCCTGTAGGAAAACCTTCTCTGCAACTTCACCAGCAATCTGTCTAATGCGAACATCTAAAGAACCATCATCATTTCTAGTCACGTCAGCCGTTTGGCCTTCTTGCACATAGACATTGACACGAGGTTCAATGATAGTTGCGCCATTAGATGGATTAGAGTTGATTGCTTGGAATTGGTTCATTTCACGCTGAGGTGAGATAACATTTGTGGCTGGATTACTTGTTCGCATTGACTCAACAACACCAACACCACCCCAGCGTTTAATATCATCTTGTGACCATACAACTTCGCCCTTATGAACCAAACCAGCTGGTGTATGTTTAAGTCCATTTCCTGTATATCCACCATCCGCAAAGCCATTGTCTGCAACTGCTTTAATGTTACCTACAATACTTGCAGTTTCAGCAGCAACACTTGCCATCGCAACAAGATTATAAGGGAACGGATTTGCAGCAGCTTCAGCAATACCTGTTTGAATAGCCATTACTGAACGAGCAATTGCAAACGCCTTTTCAGCAGCGAACATGATTTTATAGGCTTTAGAATTTTCACCCATAATGGTTTTCATTGTATCTGCTGCTGATCCTGCAATTTGCTGACCATAGGACATATTTAGGTCGAGCTTTTTCCTTTGATAATCCTCTTCAATTTTAAGCAGGTCTCTTTTGCTTTCTTCTTCTGATATCAGGTTGTATTTTCTCGCCTCTGCAATAGCATTGCGCTGAGATTCATTTTCCATATCAAGTTGTAAGTACTCCCCAGTACCAGATATATCAGCTGTAGTTTGACGATAATTATTCCATGCACCTCTACGCTTGGTTTCGTAATCGTTGTCTTCTGCACGTGCTGAAGCATTCAAAAGAGCATCTCTCTCTTTGGGCTTATTTCGGTACGTTTGCTTAATCTCCTCACGTTCAAGTCGATATCTTTCACGCATTGCATCCACTTCATGCAAGTATGATTGCTGCACTTGAAATAAGCGTTGCTCTTGAGTAAGTTGAATAAATCCAAGTTCTTGGTCGTACTCTTGCTTAAGGGCATCAAGGCGGATTTGCTTTAAGTCATCAGTTAACTCTGTCCCTTCTTTAATTTGCATCTGCTTTGTTTCATATGAGAATTTGAGCTTCTGCTCTTCACTCCAATGAAATTGATTGATCTCATATGTTAATTCACGCAAATACAATTCTTTATTTAATTCAGCACGAGCAGTAGCCTTTGCTATATAGTCCTTCTCTTCAACACCAAAGTTTGCCTTGCGGATTTCAGACAATTCGCGTTGTAAATCATTTTCAATTTGCGTCAATTTAGGGGCATAACTATCTGCAAATTGATCTCTTAATCTAGCTTGCTCCTCATACAACCTTTTGGCTTCATTTGCCTCTTTTGTAGCTTCTCGATTCGCTTTACGTGACTCTGCAGAAGCCCTGCGTGATGCAGATGCACTATCCCGTTTTGCCTGTGCTACCGCCTCCTCACTTGCCTGAAGCTTTTTATTGGCGGCTAGATTTTGGTCAATAATTTTTGCATCTTGAGCGGAAATCTTATTTCCATTTTGAACATATGCCTCAGCAAAAGCTTTAGCTCTTTCTACATCAAAACCATAATTCCCAATAAGTTTATTAGTTAACTCAGTCTTAAATGTGCTTTGCTGTAGCTTCTGCAAGTAGCCACTAAGTGCATTAGTTGCATTATTTGCAGCACCCGCAACATTATCAAAACTTTTTGCATGAATATTATTCTGGTTAGCGGCATTTTGAGCAGCATTGCCTTGAAGTTTTGCCTCAACACCCACTGCTTTTAGGCCATCTACTAACTTCACACCAGCAAAGTAGGCCTGATCATATCCTTCAACTTGCTTTTTTAGGGCATTGTAAAGGTCTGGTGGAATATTCATCCCATTCAGTCTTTTTAAGGCTTCTGTATAGCTAATTGTTCCTAGGCGCGCTTCATTGGATATCTTAGTTACTTCTACATTCCCTAGCGCATAATTCTGTATGTCAATTAAGGCTGATGCCGCTGCTTGCTCGGCATCGTGCAACACTTTATTTTGAGCTTCTAAGGCTGTAGTCATATCATTTATGGCTGACTGTTTCTCAACACCGTGCAGCTTACGCAACTCCTCAGCAGCTTGGTTAGCCACTTCTGCTTGCTCTTTAAGTTTTTGATTTGCTTTTTCGGTTCTATCTTGCATGTACATATAGCCAGCAGCTAATGCGGTGACACCGATTGTTAGTACACCTGCCCATCCACCTACTAACCCAAAAACTTTGGAACCTACACTTGTTGCTGTGTTTAGCGCATTTTGTGCAGCAGTTTGGGCTAATACCGCCTTGGTCACCGCATCAGATGCAAGTTTGTAGCGTGCATTTGCAGCGGTTGCACCAAACTTAGCTTGTGTCTCAGCATTTGTTGCTTGGACATTCGCAAGATGGGCTTTAGCCTCATTTACTTTTAAAGTTGTAAGAATGAGTGCATCTTGCTTTTGTGCTTGGTCAGCAGCCTTTTGAGCAGCAGAAGCAACAAGATCAGCTTGAACTGCAACTGTTTTAGAAATTATTGCTTTAGTAATTGCACCAATACCCAAAACGACAGCACCATCTGCCAATAATTCAAAGTTGTTGGCAAGCACTTCGATTGAACCTGAAAGTACCTGAGCCGCTCCAGAGCTTCTCCCTGCCTCCCCGATAAACTGCGTTAAACTATTACTTAATAACCCTAATGACTGCCCAATAGTTGCATCTGTTTTACCGAATTGCTTATCGGCCTCTTCAGACATGCTAAGTAATGCTTTGGTTACTTTCTCAGAGGTTAATTCGCCATTTTCCGCCATAGATTTAAGTTGTCCGATAGGCACATTCATACCCTTAGCCAACAACTGCATTAATCCATAGCCATTTTCCATGACAGAGTTAAACTCATCCCCACGCAATGCTCCACTTCCAAGGGCTTGCCCTAACTGCATAATAGCTGCATCCGCTTGAGCTGCTGTCGCCCCTGATAATGCAATACCTTTAGAGATTGTTTCTGTTAGGCGCCCAATATCTTCTTGCGCCAAACCAACATCTTTAGCATTCATTGCAAGCTTCTGATAAACCGTTGCAGTAGATTCCCAAGATGAGCGTGAACGTTGAGCAATTTCAAAAGTATTATCCATTGCTGTATTGAGTTGATTCTGCCCTTCAGTTACCAACTTCAATTGGTTTTGGATGCCTGTATAAGCATCCATCTTAGCAACAGCAGCCCCGATGGTAACTAGTCCAGCCATATAGCCAGCTAGTTCGCGTGTTGCCACTGACAACCCATCCATCGACTTAGTTGCAAAGTCACCTTTGCGCTCAATACTATCTAATTCATTGCCTAGATTACGCGCATTACGCTCTGCATTTTTAGCATCAATTACAATAACGAGACGTGATTCTTGTGCCATTTTACTTTCCTCTAGGCAATAAAAAACCCGCTTTCGCGGGTTAATTGTTTAATTTGAATTAATTTCTCAGTGCTTTCTCACAATATGGCGATGCATTTTGTAAGTTTGGATCTGGGCTGTACTGGTAACTACCTCCACCATAGTAGTTAACTTTTAACTCAAGTTTAGAGTCAGTTTTACTTTTAATCGTTTGTTTTAGACCTGATTGAACAATGATTTCATTTCCACTTACTTTTAATTTTTCGATTGAATCTTTACCGTTCCAACTGGAACACATTAGACCAGTGCCATCTTTATTGAATGAGTAAGTCACAGCGTATGGGCCATTATTGCCCGTCCAAAAGCCATTGAGATCCGTTGATGTTGGTATTACAGACATGTATTGATTATTCATCATATCTGTTGTGGCTGCACAGCCTCCCAAACCTAGAACCAAACTCAATAAAATAATTTTTTTCATACCCACAACCTATTTTATAAAACTCGAATATGCTAACAACGTGTGATTATTCAATTATTCATACATTGCCATGCAACCCAAGTAATATTTTGCTGAGAATTCATTTAACTGTTCTTCTTTTATTGAGGGTGTGGAGTAACTTGGTTGCTCATAAGCATCGCGAATAATTAAGTTAGTTATCTTTTGCATATTTTTATCTGGATTTTTTTTGAAGGCATAATCATTTGCTTCCAATGCTTTAATTAACGGCATTCCATTTTGCTTTTGTTGCATAATTACATTTGCAATTTCCATTGTATTTCTACAGTTTTGCTCATGCTCGCTATCACTAACAGGTTGAACTGGTTTCGCTAACACTAGTGCAGGAAGGTAAAGCAACCCTATTAAAATTATCTTTTTCATATAAAACCTATCAAGTATCAAAATTTTTAAAATTAGCTAATAATCCAAATAAAAATCACTAAAACTATAAATAAAATAATTCCACAAATAATCCACTCAGATTTAGGGTAGCCCCATACATTATCTGGATTATTAAAATCAGGCTCTCTTCTACGTGTTGTTTTCTTAGTATGGCTAGAGAACTTAGAATAAGACAAACCTGTACCCGGCAAACCTACTGTCGTACGCGTTCCCTTCTTACTTACATTCACTCGTGCCCCTTTTCCACCGACAGAAACACTAGAAACTCCTTTCTTACTTATATTTACACGGACTCCAGGAGCAATTTTTATACTTCTTCTAAAGTTTAATCCCATTACATCACCTATCTTGTACAAATCTTTTTAGAAGCACTTATTGAGCCATCTTTGCAAACAAATTTGCTACCATCACAGTGACTAACTCCACCTTTACTACCTGAACACGGCTGTCTACCTCTTCCAGCTTCAGCAAAACTTAAAGAACCTAAAACTAATAAGATAGTTAAAATAATTTGTTTCATGAATTTCACCATTTGTTATAAAGTGTACTAACTTTAACAAACTGGTCAATAAATGTCACATAAAGAAAAACCCGCACTTGGCGGGTTCATGTTGAATTTATGCTTGCATCTCATCTTCTTCGAATGGAAGTAAAGGAGTAATCTTTTGCTTTAACTCCTCAACCTTGCTTAATGCTTGTGGTTTGTATTGCTTCCCAACCAAACATAAGGTCCTTCCAGCATTTGAAGCTATTTCAGTAAACTTCTCGAACTCTAGCACAGCTCTATTAAACTGGTTCATCAATCCAAATGCAGTTTGGCGCAATGCTTTTTCACAATTAATAAAGTAGCGCCTTGCCATTCTGCCTTGTTCATTGTTTTCTACCATTGAAAGCTCTTTAGCTACATCTAAAGTAAGAATGTAATCAACTCCACGACGGTTGCCTCCTCGCCCTTTTTTGATTTCGGTATTTACCGAAACCAAAGCATAGTCCTCATTTTCAATAAAACCATAAGTCTTAATTCGCTTCTTTATCCAATCAGCAAAACGCTCACCACTTTTAAGCCACTTATGTAAGGTTCTAGCATCAACGCAAGGTTGAACTTCACCACCAATACTCATATCAACAACTGGTATAAGAGATTCCTGATTAATAAGCATGTTCATGACATTAACCCTCCTTTACCACCTTTCAGTCCCTTATCAGCAGTTAAAACACTTTTGCTAACTTCTTGGAGACTAGATAAAGCGAATATTTGGCGCCCAAGAGCTTCGATAAACCATCCGATGTTTTGAATAGTGTCAGAATCAACTTGGTCAGCACTGTGAGCCAGAAGTTCTCCAATTGCACTAATACCCAAAGGTAGAGGGGTAATTGCATTATCCACTGCAATATTTATCTTTGAAACAAGATCAACTTCATCCTCATTCAGTTCATGCTTGTTGATGCTTTTTAGAATAAAGTCACCCGGTATCCGAGGTAATAAGTCTTCTAAGTCGAGAATCTTGTCAGATTCAATCGTAAATGGTATATTTAACATAGTTATCTGTCCTCTGTGACACAGCTAAACCTTGTACATTCTTGGCGGAAGGCAAGGTTTTTTTGTGCCTGTTAAATTTCATGCTTTCGCACCTTCAATTTCTTTACGCATGTTTTTAATCGCTTGATTAATTACATAGTTAACTGGTCTTTCATTCTCCTCTGCTATTTTCTTTAACCAATCATGAAGTTCGTGTTCAATTCGCAAGTTGTACTGCATCTTGCGTTGGGGCTTGCTTATAACCGACATTTTCAACTCCTATTAATCGGGTATGATTAATAATAGAATTAATCGGGTAGTATTGTCAATACCCGAATAATAGAATTAATATGTATTGCAGATTTGCGGTATATGGTTTAATTCAATGAGTAAAAATGGCGGTCACCTTACAATTCAGTACAACTTGCGTTGGACAGCGGAACTTCGCGATAAGGTTGCAAAGTCAGCTAAAGCCTATAACCGCTCAATGAATGCGGATATTGTGGCTCGTCTTGAAAAAAGTTTTGAGCAGGAATCAGAATTGTCACCGCTTAATATGCCGCCCGAAGAACTTAAACGTCGTCTTGAAAATGCTAAGCCGGAACTTTACTCGCACAAAAATCCCCCCAATGAGCTGAACCTTATTATTTCTCCCGAAGGTGAAGATGGTGAGAATGTGGTTATCAGCAAGAAGTTCTACAGTGAGTTAATGGAAATCAAAGATGCTTTACGCAATCTCTCATTAGCCGTATTGAACCTAGAAAAACATAAATACAATTTAGATGATGCTGTAGAAGATTGGAAAAAGAACAATCTATAAAGCACCTCACGGTGCTTTTGGCGCAATAAAAAACCACCTAGGGTGGTTATTCAGTTTGATTATTTGCATCAACTTCAGGAAGGTGAACTTTGTATTTTCTAGGAGTATCTCCAGAGATGTTTACACCCCGTTGCATTCTTAATAACAATTCTGCACTTACCGGATCGGCTGGACGCCAAGGACCATCGTTAACACATTTTATCACATGTTCAAAATCTTCTATTTCAAGTTTTCGATAAAGCACATAACTGTCATGCTGAACAAAAGGATGTTCGCCTTTTTTAACTATACAGGCTGAATCGTAATACTTATCCACATAGAGTGTTGTGATGTTAACTCTTACAATGCAAATTTTATTACCATAACCAAGTTGAGTGTATTTACTTGGGTCAAATAGTACAACATTCAGATGGTCCTTTAAGCCATCTGGACGAAAAAAAGCATCCCCAACTTTACCTTCCCAGTTCATTAGTAATCAGCATCCTAACAACATAAGTTTTCATTTTCCTGATTCATTCTAACTTCAGATTCCATATCTTCAATAATATGCTTCTGAAGTTCTTGATTAAATCCCAATGCAGAGAATAAATCATCATAGCGAATTGGAGTGCTACTCGCACCAGGATCACTCCACTCTGGACAATGAGTATGAGTCCAATCAACTAAATCCCATCTTGATAAGTGCCCAAATTGTTGCCATACATTATTTAATAAAGAGATATCATTATCACTCAATTCAAGCAAATCATCTTCGCTTCGAATCATACTCTTATCTCTTAATGCAACTTCATTATTTGAGCGATCAGATATCCACTCATTCCAAAACTCTTGATGACGAACAGCCCCATTCATAACATTATATGTTATTGATAAAACAGGACCATGCCTCATGGAAACTAAACTATCTCCAATAAATGGGCGATGAAATTTTCTAAAAGACTCTCTTTCAGAAATATAAAGTAATTTCATGAGCTTAAGAATTGGCAAATGTCCATTAGCTTTAAACAGAAAAAAAGCTGCTGCTTGGGTCAACTTTTTTTCATCAAATAAAAAAAGATTATCCATAGCTGGCAATTCCATAAGTTTAGACTTGATAAGAGGTGGTAAAGATAAGCAGGGTTATAATTAATATTGTATTCGGCACCTAGAGGCAACGTATTTACAATACGTTTACGATTATCGCAGTGTTTATCGTACCTCAATCTAGGCGTGGTGTATTTATACCGCGCTGCGACTACATTGATAGAATATTTGATAATGACATTCCTGTCAATAAGGAATTTTAACGGGAATGTCAAGGGCATAGGCGTATTATGTAACATCAAGTGCGCTATATCACGTCGCATAGTCTAGATTATGCACCAAAGTTAGTACTTAAGTCTTCATCGCTCGTTGCGTCGCCTTCTTATGCGCCTCATCCAAGAACATATCGTCAAGCGTAAAGATACAGTCATTAAAGATGTATCGCTCGACTGGCAAGTCGTACTGCTCCACATAAGCATTAACTGCTGAAATATCTAACGCCAGAGGAACACCTTGTTCATAGCGTCTAGATCGTGCAATCGTGTTATATGCGGACAGGATGACATTAGCTACATAAGAATAGTCAGGTTTAGTTAAAACCTTAGTGTTGTTGAGATTTAAAGCTTTTGCGACTGCGCTTTGCTTTTTGCTGTAGTCGCTCGCTTCTTCTTCTGAGCCGAACTTTGCCCACTCGTAGAGGCTGACGACTTTCCCACAACATCATCTCGATATTGATTTGCTTCAGCTTGGATCTTTTCAGATTCAGTGCGGATAAAAGACCAAATAGAAACACCTAAATCGCCCATATTGAGCAACTTAAATGCATTTTCGCCATTGAAAGTAGGCTCTGTTTTTACCAGCTCACCTTCAGGACCTTCTTCAACAAAAACCACGCCTTTCCAGTCTTCAATTAAATGCGAAGCCACTGCTTCTAAAACTAATTCATGAAAGAGTTTATCTTCTGCTGTTGCCTTTGCTACGTCAAAGCCTTTTGATGAGATCTGGTTATTTGCTCGTTCAAGTGCCACCTGATAAGGCTTATATCCAATACCACGGATCTTAAACTCAGCAAGTACATTGCCTTCAGTATCTTTGTATTCGCGCCACAAACTGACGTCTTTATTTCTTTGAATATTGACTTCGAGAGCCATGTTATATCTCCAAAAAATAAGGCAGCAATTAAGCTGCCAAATCAGTATTAAGGCGTTGCTGGTGTACGAGTAATTGTTGGTGCTTCATCAACTACAGTGTAGTCAAAAGAAGTATTTAAAATGTCGCCCGTCCCCCCTGTAGGTAACCCTGCCGTAATTTCCACTTTAGGAATGAATAACTCATATTCATTGCCTTCACTATCTGTTATTGGCACACGAAGAGAGATATTGGCATTCGTGAATTGCTTCGCGTACATCTCAGAAGTGTTTTGAGACCAAGCTGCTGTAAATGAGCCTGTTCCTGCTGCAATCATTTCAAGAATCTTTTTAGGATCAATGCCACTACCTAAACAGCGTTGAACCTGCATTGAGTTATCCCAATTGAAAGTGAATGCCGTAATACATGAAATGCCCGCTTGAGAAACACCATCAATCAAAATATCCCCTACAGAGATATTAGACATTTTAGGATTGTCATCGGCTGGCGTTACTGTGCCCAATGGAGGAGTAGTTGCACCCAAACGACCTAGAGCCATTAACCCGAAAGTCATGGTGATTAAGCCCTGCTCTGGAATATCAATTCCAAAGGTGTTTACGTGCGCGCCTTTAAATATGTGGTAGTCATTTACATCAGTGAAACCGCGGAGCACACTAAATGTTTGACGCACATTTCCGCCAAACGTCAGAACATTGTTATCCCAATTATTGAAAGCGGCTGCGGCCATCAAGTCTTGAATCAATGGACTGTATTTAGCTTCACAAGTTAAATCGCCCGCATATTCAGCACCAGTAATCATTGATGATCGGGCAATTCGCGAATCTGCAATCGAATTAGACGATTCTTTAGTTACCGTAGCATCTAATGCATTTTCGGTGAATTCAAATGTTTGACGATCAAATGGGCTTGGTGTAACCCCAATTGTTGTTTCTTTAGCTATTTGTGTTAGCTGACGTGCACCAGAACTCATCTAAGTTCTCCTTAATTTTCGGGCATTAAAAAGCCCTCGAATTGAGGGCGTTGGATTTTTGGAAGGTTTTATTCATCTAACTCTTGACCATGAATGCCATTTAGCAACTTTTGCAGACTTTCATGATGAAGAACAATATGCTTGTGCTCTGGGTTGCTTCGGTTAATATCAATGGTAAGCAGAATTGCCTCCTTGATACTTTCTACAGGCTCTATGCTAGTAAAAATATAAGTTTCATCATTAATAACTATATCGGCATAGCCATCTTCATCTGTACTTGGACGACATTCAGCAACAACGTATTGGATATTCATGAGTTATCCTCATCTTTAATTTTTAGATCTAGACTTGGTTGTGCCTCGTTGATTAGATCATCCAACTCTTTAAGCATTGCTGGTTTTGTTTTTTTACCATTGATCGCTAAGAAACTAGCAGCCTCAGATAGTGACTTTGTTATTAAATCAATTTGAGCTGAAAGCTTACCAATTCTTACTTGTAGTCCGTCTTTAAGTTGGCGAGCTAACTCTTCTTGTTGAATGTAATACAAACGTACTTCTCGACCACGATCAGTACATTCAACCATTGATAACTCTTTTGCCATATCAACTGATAAGAGATATTCGATTTTATGTTTTGCCCCGCTTAAAGCCTGCTCCACCACTTGGTGGATCAGATAATCGGTATTCTCTTCAAATCCATATTTAGAAATCCTTCGCTTCATCCATGTTGAAAAGTCTTGTTTACTTCCAAGCCAAGAGTGCAACTCACGAGCATTTACTCCTAACTGGACTTTTCCATTTAACTGAATATCAATAAATGGGGTTTCTGCTTCAATCTTTACAATCGCATTCATTGTTATGCTCCGACCACTCATAAAGAAAATTCACTGGCAAGAAGATGCAATGAGTAGTCGAATGACCATCTTCCTTTCGAACCGTCGCTCTAGCCAGTGTTCGCCTGAATTCAGGCATAAAAAACCCTGCCACTAAGGACAGGTTCGGTTAAAAGTTAAATTCGTTAATTGACGCGATAATTTATTGAAATGTTGTACTGAATAAAATCCCCATTACTGCCGAGGTTCTGCGCTTGACCTTGTAATACTTCTAACTGACCGCTCTTAAAGTATTCAAAATGAGCTAACCAAGCATCTGCAAGTTTTGTAATTGCCACTTCATGTGTGTTTAACCGGGCCATACAGTTAATCGAGATAATTCCTGTTCTTCGTGTACAAGGTACATCACCTATCCCAGCAATGATTGAACCACCCCACAACACATTAATGTCACACCAAAGGCCATCAGTAGGAACTGTAAAATCTTTATTAGGGTATTTGATTCTGGTCTGCTCAATTCCAGTAAACGCCATTGCTCTAGTTATAATGGACTGTCGTGCTTGATCTAAAGTCATTGCCATTTTAACCACCATATTTCTGAGCAATATAATTAAAAGTTAGTCCATAGACACCTTGAGGTGCTTGTCTTGAGTAGCCGCCTGTTGTCTTTGGTGTTTCTGGCTTATCAGTGAAGTCTCCATACTCAATCTTAGGCGCATATGGCGCATTCGTTTGTATGTATACAGTTGAGTAAGGAACTAGGCGAGATAAAGCGCTTGTGCCTTTGCTAATGGTTGAGCCACCACCTTTGTCTTTCTCTGCTTCATTAAATGATTGGTCAGTCTGGTTGATACTTACTCTATGTGATGCTCTGAATGCGCCTGTATCAACTGGACTTTGGAGAACAACACCTTGTAATGCATCAATCACAATATCTTTTTGTTTTTTGGTAAGGTCGGCTTCAATAATTTTAGTGAAGTCACTCGGTTTGCTTGTCCAGCCCATTAAAAGTCACCTCAACTTTACCAAACAGTATCTCAAATACTGGTTCATTCCCTACTGTAAACACTCGACCGTCAATGGTGGTTTTATGTCGAATAAGATAGCCTTTGTTAGTATCTGCAAAGAGTACATACTTACATTCTTCGCCATCTAACAGCACCTTCTTTGGGCCATTAGTGGATTTGCGAACCTCAGCGTGATAAACGCCCTCTTGGTTTACAGCCTGACTTATTAAGTTCCCATCATCTAAGTTAATCATTAGACTTTCCTCAATTGAGCAATCCATGTTGCGTCCGCTGGATCTTTTCCGTAACTCACAACACGATAATTCCCACCTTCAATCACCCAAATGTCATTAACATCTGGATCAACTAGAGTTCCTGCCGCATCCTTCACTTCATTTTGCAATAGCACTGCTTTAGAGTCTGTTGCGCGGTAATCTATAGGCTTCACCAAATCTTTAGCCCAACTCCCAAATAGGACGCCTCTGCCACCATAGACGTATTCGGTGTAAGTATCTTCACCAGTAGCGGGATTAGATTCAGTTAATTTCTTTCGAGTGCAGGTAAAGAAATTGACTGCATCCGCAAGCTCATCCTCTGCATCAAAGGCAGCACCAAGTTCTTGCTGAATCTCATCACGCATTCCCATAGCTTACTCCGTAATGACATAAGTGTTGATGTGGTACTTTTCACTCAAGAATGGCTCTAGAAGGTCAAGGATGAATTGCATATCGCCACTGACTGACTCTTCTTTGCCAGCAACATAGGTCTTGCTTACAGACGTTCCAGATTGAGCAGATACGGTCTTAGAAGCAACCACACCTTCTTTAGTGGTATATAGCTGCCCTGATGCTGCTAGTTTTGCTAAATAAGCTCCAGCCGTAAGAATTGCATCTGGCACTTCACCTTCTGGATAGTCGGGTAAATTTCTAGCATTAAGCCACGCATTAGCCTGCATTACAGCAATAACCGGATCACCGGCTCCCCACCAGTCAGGCCCTAGCTTTTGAGTCACACTTTCGACTGTTACATAGTTCATAGCTTAATCCTAAAAATCTAATTAAGAAGGACGGCCCGAAAGCCGCCCTGCTTTAGTTATGCACCACCATTCTCAGGTGCTTCTGGCACTGGAACAGCCACTTGGGGATCTGTAATGCCATAGTCACCCGCTGTTTTGGCAGGGTCAAACATGGTGCCAGCAGCTAATGTGTCTGTTGCATCATCAGCATATCGGCGGTCAGTTGGATATTGATATTTGTAGTCTGGTTTCTTATCAGCCATGACTGCTCTCCTTAAAGGTTAGTAATTAGGAAGCGAATTGAGGTATCTTCCACTGCTGTTTTAAGTTGCCAGTTTTCTGCTTTCTGCAAGTCTGCCCAAGATGCACTTAGAGACTCACGGTCTGTACCACCTGTCAAAGTATTTGCAGGCGCAATAAAACTAAACCCTTGCGGATGGATTAGCATATTTCGGCGAGTCCATAGGATTTCGTGTCCAGCACCATTACCAGTTGATTGCGTTTCCTCAACAGCTAAGTCTTTGCGCCCTGGCACAGAGTCATAAGCAAATGCTCGTGGACCTGCCAGAATGGTAATAAATTTCGCATTGGCACCAGTACCAATTTGGGTATTGGTATCTGTTTCAATTACGGCACGGCCGTTGTAAACGGTAATTGGTGGCAAGTTAGCGCTGGTGGTTACATGTTCTAAAAGCTGTTGTTTACGCATCTTTGCAGCAATTCGTGAATGCACAAACATCACACCACGGCCACGCAAAGCTGAATTCATTGTGCTTTCTGCATCAATGTACGCATCAACTGACCAACGAGAAGCATCTGTGGCAGTTGAAGCTGAAATATCAGTTGTAAGCTTTTTGCCATTTGCTTGGTCATAGTTACGAAGACCGATAACTGTTGCTAAGGCACGGTTTTCTGCAGCTTGTTGCCAATACTTATTAAGCATTCCACCAATAAGTTCTAGAGAATTAACTTTAGTCAAATATTGTGCAAGAACTGACTCAACAAAGCCTTCGTTCATGAATGCGACACGTCCTTGCATTTCACCAGCATCAATTGTGCGTGGCATTGCAATATCGGTCAGAATAGTGTTGCCATAGTTCTGTTCTACATTCCCATCCACACCGTTAATATATGGAACAACAAATGTAGAAGAACCACCAGTTAGCAATGGACGTAAGCGATCATCAGATACGAATGCACCCGATTGAACTAGTGGCGAAACTGCCACAGGATTTGGACGTAGATAAGATAAAACTACGTCACGATTAAATACTTCTACTAAAGAAGGCATGGAGTTACTCCCAATAATTAATTATTAAAGTCACCATTCGCTACTGCTGCTTGGAACCCTTGAGGGTCATTCTTTTGGAATTCCAAACGCTCTTGCGTGGTCATTTCACTTGGTTTCTTGGCAGCTCCACCACCTGAACCACCGCCAGAAGCCCCACTTCCTGACGCATTTGAGGCAACAATTAATGGCTTAAACGCCACATTGCCGCGAAATTCTTTTTTAAGGTCATCAATACTCAAAGCACTAGGTTTGCCCTGCGAATCTAGTACACGAACTTTGACCTCACCGTTTTCATCAGTTTCAACCTGAAGACGGTTTGTAATGTGTGGAAGCAATACAGCCTCCGAGCCTTTGATAGAAAGCTCACTTGCTAATGATTGTGCTGTTTGCCCGACAGTTAACTTGTAGACTTGGTCTTGCAATGCTTTGGTAGATTCCGCATGTTTTGCTTCTGCTTGTTCAAGCTTGGCTTGCCATGATGCCTCTAATGCAGCAACGTCACCTTTTTTACGCGCTGCTTCTTCAGCTTCTTTTTGGGCCTTCTCTTCAGCTTCGCGTTGTTTTTGCTGAGCTGTTTTCTTTTCACCAAGAAGCTCATTAACTTTCTGTTTAAGCCCATCAAGTTCGGAGTTATCTTGCTGCGGCAGGCCTTCAACTTTTAAATAAAATGCACCGTCTTTTTCTTCGTAAAGTGCTTTTATTTCATCTGATAAGCCCTCTAGGCTATCAAGTTTGTATTTCATGTTTTGCTCCCTGAGCGGTTTTGCAGTCACAAACTGCGGGCAATAAAAAAGCAGCCGAAGCTGCTAAGGTTTGAATTAAGTTGTTTTACATATTTCTATAAATAACTGGCTTTAATGCTTGAGATGCAATCCAAATATCGTTACGACATACAGGGCAATTCAACACATAGATAGTTTCGTTTCTATCGCTCATGACTCGCAACTCATTCTTTTGAAATTCGATAACTGAATAACACTTGCCACATGAGTCTCTATAGGTCTGCAACTCGGGCGGCACACCTCGACTAATTACTTTCATAATCCCAACCTCTTAAACATTTCTTCATCTAGCTTTTTTAGTTCAGCAAGTGTGAATGGCTGACCTGTAAGCGGATCAATAAACTTATCCAGAGAATATTTGCCCTCTTTGAATAGCTTGTATCTTGTCGGCCCAAGCCAAGACTTTTGAAAAGCTGCATCTTGTTTATCAAACCAACCTTTGAAAGTTGTATTTGAGTCAACCACGCCTATCTCACCTTCACCATTCACTTTATTGTTAAATGGACGCATCCCAATTGTTTTTCCTGAATCATCCGAAACCGGAATTAGGATCGATCTACAGTTGGGGTGAAGTGGTGGCACAGGATGAGGTTCATCTTTCTTATAAACCTTGTCAGAGTAACCCATACAGATTTTAGAAGTACGGCTATCCAGTGTTGCGATGAACTTTACATACTCAACACCAATGGTCTGATACGTTTCATTCAAGGCCACATTTGACACATGACTTCGAGCAGTACGAACCATAGTTGAAATCTGGTTTCTACTCTGATCTAGCAGGCCATCTTGGTAATTAAGTGCTTTCTTGCCTTTAATTCTCTGAACAATCTGCTGATTGGTCTGGCCTTTGGATAAGCCGTCTCGTATAGTTTGCTCTACTCGAACTTTTGCATCTTCTGCAATCTTCTCGAATAGGTAGTCAAGTAGTACACCACCACTTAAAGGCGTTTTCTTTGCCTTGTTGAATAGTGTCTTGCCGTTTGGCTCTATTTTGCGATTAGCGAGGGTTTTAGCCTGATATGTAGCTTCGTATACAGCAAGTGCAGTTGCGCTTACAGTGAAGCTCTCAAGCAATCCTGCTGCAACATTTGCCTGCCAAGTCTGAACTAATGTTCTAAATTCTTTCAAAGCAGGCGTTGTGTATTGCCCTGCCATCAATGCAGTCTTTTCAGCATCACTCAAATCGTCTAGTAAGTCTCTTAATTTAGAAAGCATGTCACTAGATAGTGAATCAAACTGAGTTAAGAGATTATTGATTTCAGTTGAAGACAGCCGGTAAAGATAAGCCTGATGTGATACTAGGGCATCAAGTAGAGCTTGTTGTGACAACTGGACGTTCATTTGTCACTCCTGAGGTTTAAACCACCATGGGTCGATTGACTGACTCACTTTCGATACGTAGCTGCTCATCTTCATAGCTAATTTCTGGAACTTTCCCAGTAGTTAGCAACTCATGGAAGGTTTCCATACTCATGCGACTAGCAAGAACCATTTCCCAATAGAACTTAAGCGTATCAAGGTCAATCTTGCCTTTAGCGAAATCTTGTTTAATTGTGAGTTTCGCTTTAGATCCACTTCCGTAATATGCAGCACACCATTTAAGCGCGTATTCCATCGCCTCATTGGTATTCGCCACACACAAAGAAAGAACACTGTACTGAGCTAGCTTTTCATTATTTGATTGGGTAGCAGTCTTATTGACTTGTTCAGTCTCAAGGATCTTCGCCCCCATTGCCTGCATGTACTTTTCTTTAGCATCCATAGCCTGCTTTGCTAATGTACTTTCAGTTACTTGCTTGTAATCAAATGATGAACCTTTCGGAAGCATTAAAGGGTTCTTAGAACCTAAACGGACTCCATTTTTCTGCAACCAGTCACGCCAACCTTCATCAAGTTCATTAATAACTGGTTGGGCTTGACCACAAATGAAAACCATCTCTTCATAGCTTGCGCTGTTTTGATAATGGGCCAAGTTCATAGTGACAATTGGTTCTAATGGGATCGGGTCAATATTCCAATCATTAGCCAAAGACCCCAAAGGAATAAAAGGAATTTCATTCCATCTTTGGCCTAATGAATTCGTTGGATAAAAGATATCCCCGCCCTGTAGTTCTCCTGACTCATCTGTATAAACTTGAACGTTATATTCATTGTTTTCATCAAGTCGAAGTACGCGATAAATATTGATTTCTTTCTTAGAGAATTCGTCTTCTGGATCCTTTTCCGTAGTCTTCTCATGCAAGACAATAAGTTCAGGCTTATAGACCGAACCAACTCGCTTTAGACTCCAATTGATAATACTCAACGACTCATAAAAAACGATCGTTGGCCGAATGCCTAAGCTCTCTGCCTGCTGCACAGACACATTGCCGTCAGTAGTTGGATAATCAACAAATAAACCACCACGTGCATGTTTAAGCTGACCTTGCAAGGCAGATTGTGCAACTTGGTAAATTGACTTACCTGTACCATCTGCATCGTATTTAAGAAAATCCATTCCATCTGGTTCGAATGTTGGATCCTCAGCAAATACAACGCCGACCATCTTGTTTAATGTGTCCTTAGAAATCTCATAAAACACAGCACGGGTTAAGTAAGCCAAATAATATTGATCATTCTGCGTTAAGTCAGACGATACATTGGGTTTTGGTAAATAAAGTTCGCCACGTTTTTTCACTTTGGCAGAACCATCACAGACATCGTCGATAGTTTCCCAACGCTTTTTCATGTCTGCATAAGCTTGATGTTCAGTATTAACTGGCATTAGTAAACCATTCCTATATCTAGTTTCTTCGCAACCACAGTGATTGGGAACATATAAGCAACTGGATAAGTACCAGCGTCATTAAGATGGTCAAAGCCTGCTTTCTTATCTGGCTGACCATTTTCATCATAGATTTGTCGCTCAAGGCTTCGTGCAAACTCTGGACACTGCTTAAGATTCACATATAAACGTCTTTCGCCCAATGTGTTGCATAAACGTCCATTCATTGAGTTGATACGATCTTTTACAGCAGGGTTTTTGCTATTCACTTGAACCTTAAAACCAGCTTTCTTGAGTAGTGCAATGTCTGTCTCACTTGCATTGCTGGATTTGCGGTTATCACCTGAAGCATCTGGGTAAACGATAATCTCGTGATCCTGATATTTAGCTTTAATTGCTTCAATCATCGCTGGTGTGTCGAATAAATTCTTAAACTCACCTACTGCATAAAGCTCTTCGCCATCTCTGACATATACAACTGCGGACATCTTCTGAACGTTAAAGTCCATTCCGACATGAAGTACATCACCTTCTTTTACGACCCTTTCTGTACAATTAAAGGTTCGCTCAAAGCAGTAATAAATTACACCTTGATAAGTCTCAAAACTTGCTTCGTATTCTTGACGAAAGGTCTTCGGGTCCATCTTGCGACGAGCTACATCAATTTCGCTTTCTGGAATGTTCCCGCCTTGCAACGATGTATAGATCCAACTCTTATGATCAGGCTCCCTACCATCCTGACCATCCATCCAAGTGTCATAACAGTGGTTATAACCCTTTGGAGTTCCAATTCTTAGAACATTACCACCCACCCGCTTTACACCATTAACGATGTATTTACAGGTTGAAAGCATTGGTCGGAGTACTTCTTCCCATGCAGCCCATTTGCAATCGGCCCATTCATCAATAATCAAGAAAAACAAACCAGAACCACGAAGGTCATCGTAGTTATCCAAACCTACTACACGAATTACATGACCGCTTTTTAAAGTGATTGTACATTCAGTTTCATTAGGCTTACCAAAGCGCCAAGAAGGAGGGATTGCCTGTTTTAATCTCTTCCAGAATACGCGCTTAGCCTGCTTGAAGGTTGGTGCTGCATACCAGATTTCATCCTCAACAGATACATTCCACTTTTGAGCCAGTCTTGCAGCTCTGCGCATCTCTGCTTTTGCTAGAAATGTTTTACCGAATCGCCGACCACATACCGCGTCTCTAAAGCGCGCTTCAGGTTGCCAGCCCCATACATAAATATTTGCCTGTTTTGGTGTAAGTTCTACTGCACCTTCAGGACTAAAGGATAGGTTCATTCGGCAATTCCTCGTCTGGTTTTAGATCAAGGCGGTAATCTTCTTCTGGCGGCTTCTCTTTAGGTGGATTGACTCGACGTTTAATTTCTTCAAGCTCAAGCTTCTTAATTTCAAGCTCAATTTGTTCCTTCTCAGACAAACCACTTGGACCTGCACTTTTACCCGACTGTAGCAATCCTTGTGCTTGCTTAAGCACGTTTTGGCGCATGACTTTATTTTTGCCCCAATCGTCATACATCTTTTGCAGTTCTTTAAAATGAAAAGCTTTATTGGCAATCGGAATGTCTTCGATATTTTTTTTAAAATCTTCTCGCGTTCTGTAAAACAAGTCCTTTAGTTTCTGACTCATTTTCTCGCCGGTTGGTTTGGTTGGATCGTAATTTGCGCACTGCATTCTTTCGATCTCAACCTTGAAAGTATTCTTTACAGCGTCAGCGACTTGTTGAGGTGTTTCAAAACAAGCAAGACTTTGAACTATAAAGATTTTCATAGGTTCAGTGAGTTTTGCCATAACCACCCCTTTGTATAGCTACGTAAAGACTTCTCCTACGCAAGTTTTAATAAACATGTGCCACATGCATGAGCAATGTTAGCTCTAGATATAGTTGGACCTTCATTCGCAAGATTAACCATTTTCTGAACTTCTTCTGATGCGCCATAACGTTGAACAACACCATGAAACTCTTCGACATCATGCCCACGTAAATACAATCTTGGTTCACCTACAGATGTATATTCAAACTCACCAGAATCTTTATTCTTCTTATGCCCGATGTGATAAAGCTCATGCTCTACAAGTGCACAAAAGTCTGCATCACTCATGACCTGACATACACGAGCATCCAAAGTAATTATGTATTTAGGAATATCCCCAAACCAATTGATCAATTGCAGTTCCTGACGCTGTTTACGCCACCCTCCTACACTGATCATCACTTTCTCAGTTTGACCATATACTCGTTTATCTTTTGCCTCACATTTAGCATAGGCCCATAAGAATGAGATCTCAGGAGGCTGAAAGCTTAGAAGGTGTTCATGGTCTTGGTTGTATAATTTCCCATATGTCTCTAGAAAGGTTTCTCTTATCCATGGCCATAAATCATTATTCGCAGGCTCGAAATGTAGCAGACCACCACTTTCAATAAATTCCTCGTCCTCAACATCCGTTTTTTGGCAATCCTGAATCGGTGGGTATGGTCTTTTCATAATCTTCGCCCATTAAAAAACCCTCCGAAGAGGGCTTTTGGTTAATCTTTGAGGGTGCTCTGAGCTTCTTTTATGAACTTTATTAAATCCTCTTTAGATTCATCACTCAGTGCCTTAATGCCACCTGTTCCACTGCAAGCGTTATTAATCACTGCCACGGCAATAGCCGCCTTGGCTTTAAGTTTTTCACATTCGACCTGTGTTTCCGATTCAAGACTATCATATGACATTTGATTTTCCTTCTTGTAATGATTAAAGAAAAAACAATATATCTTAGCTGCTTAACTATTCCAACACATACTTAAGATCATCAGGTGTTTCCAAATAACACCCGTTTTTATTACAGAATGCATGAATGTCGTTTAGGTATTCAGTGAATTGAGCTGTACTTGCGTCTGTCGTGCTCATTAACTCACAAAGTCCATCAGCTACATCTTGATACAGCGGATGCTTAGCATCCTTCAATTCTCTAACAGCCTTGAATGTCTTCTTGTATTGGCCAACGTCATCACGATCATAGATTTTTGCTAAGAAGTTCTTCTTGAAGAACAGATGCTCATAGTCTTTATCTGTACCTTGACGTTTAGCCCATTGATTAAGCCACATCCAGTACAAGCGGTTTTGAGCCTTTGAACGATCTTTCTCTTGTGGTGCAATCAATACGACTAACTGCTTCCCTTCGTTTGCAGCTTTCGCATTATTAGTATTGAGATAGCCAATTACATAGTTGATGTCAGAATGGTTTTTGATGACGAATCTAGGTTCCATTTTGACCTCGCAATAAAAAAGACGCTGTTAAGCGCCTTTTTGAATTCTATATATGACCAGCAAGTCTTAATTAAAATTTAGCTAGAGTTTTCATGGCCGTATCCTCAGGGTTTATAGATAGTTTATTAAAGTAACTAGATATACATCAGAAACTTTAATTTACCTGAGAATTGATCTAAAAACAATCACTATTATTTTCAATTTTTAGCATCCGCTCTGTTTTTTCTAACATTGCATCAAACCAAATAACTGCTTGTTCTCTTGTCATTGTTAGCAGTTGGTCATATTCAATATGGTGTTGCCTACAAAGCGGAATTGTCTTTGAGTCACAAGCCTTCAAACCCATGCCCTTATTATGAGCGCCCTGATTGCTATGCGCTGCATCTACTGGAGTTCTACCACACATAACGCAGGGTAATTTTCTTATTGCAGTAAGTCGCTTTGCATCACGCATGAAGGTTACTTCTAATATTCTTCACTTGGTCTTTGTGCCGCTTAATCTTCGCGTCAATATCAAGCATCTCTTTCGCAGTCATCAAACTACGAGAAAGGTTTTGAAGCTTTTCTATTTCATTGCACAAAGCATTTAAATTCTTCTTCGCTTCGATTGTGTCCATGTTCACCCCAAGAAATGCCAGAATATCCAAATTATTGCAGCACAGAATGCAAGCCAAATGCCGACCTTAAAACCCTTATTGAACTGAGGCTCTTCAAAACCTTCCATGAATTCTTCATGCAGTTCATTGTGAGCAGTGTTCCACTCATAAATGTCTTGCTTCTCTTTGGGAGTCATATAGATCTGAGCTTGCTTTTTTGTATGTGCCTTGGCAACCAATCGTTTTGCTTTCTTTTGTTTTCGATTCATAAATACCCCAAAAAAGAAAACCCCGCACTTAGCGGGGCATTTAAATAAAAGTCATATTACTTCATTTAAATCGAATCCAATTAATTCTAAATCTTCCCATTTTTGCTTAATAGCTTCGACATGATCTTCAATAGAATCATTTTTCTTAATCAAAACATCCTTAAACTCACTCCGAAATCTAACTACTCTTAGAACATATTTTTCGGTTTCAGGATTGTTAGAAATATTAACCTGAGTTTGAAAACCAGGTTTTCTCTCGATTCTTAAATCGACACTTTTTTGTACATGATCGATTTTTGACCGTGGTATTTCTTTACCATCAAATCGACCGCCAAAGCAAACTACATTTAAATTCATCTAAAAACCTCAGTTATATTTCAATCCCATAATGAGGTTTTTTCATTCAGTTTGCAACAACAAAATTGACGTAAGTTATTGTATTCTCAATAGTAAATTATATTACCTTAATCTTTCCACACTTTCTGCATTCTTTGATTGGGTCGTCGTTGTAATCCGATCCATATTCCCAAACATGAAAACAGAATACTTGCCTAATAATTCGGAGCATGTGAACCTCCAAAAAGCAAAAAGCCCATCGAATGATGAGCTATTTATTCAGTGATGCCTTACTTACACTTCGCACCACTATAACACGAATATAACACTTGCCTTGATCAAGGTCAATTTTTTAGGGTGTTAAAATTTAATAAATGGGTAGCGGACATGCATTGCAGCTAATCCACACTTAACATCAAACTTAGCATCTACTCCTGTGCGGTTTTCATTAACCATTTCGGCCCACGAGTTGCCATAGAAATAACGATCAATCACAGCATCTAACCACTCATCTAAAATGAATGATTCGCCCTGCATATCTAAAATTAATCTCTGCACAGCTCTAGCTTCGTTATCTGTAATTTCACAGGTTAAACCTTTGCGTGATACCTTTGGCCTCTCCTGCTCACTCAGCATGTAATCTGCAACAACTTGGCGCTTCTTCTTAACGCCTAATTTGAACTTCTTACGCTTAACTACTGCCTGATCCATAGCGACAGCAATCGGGTTTATGCTCTTTCCACACGTTCCAGAATTTGAGTACATCCAAGCCCCAAATTGATAAAGCCATTCTTCTAGACTGTATTTAGTCCAGTCCGTTGTTTGCATAATGTGATTTACTGCCGCATTCATACCGTCACCCTTAATTCATTTCTAATTTTTTAATCCAGTCGATTGGCTCGTAATCTATTGGCATAGCGCCAAGATCAGCCAATTCTTTAACCGTTAATTTTGTACTTTGCCAAAACCCTAAATCTCTCTCGGTCCAGTAAAGGACTAATTTAAGAATGCCTTCGACTCTGTAGTAGAGAGTCCTGTTAGTTGTCAGTGGACATCTGAAATGAGTTGCACCGATTGGCGCTGCCGCTCTGATCTTTGCTATTTCCATCACACCACCTTCTTTCCGTTCATTTCCCAAATCAACATGCCTGCGTCACGCTGCTCTTGATTCGTACGCCCTTGCCAACCTGTAATCTTGTTAAACTGCTCTGCATTGAGCTTTGATTTAGTAGGCTTCACTAATAAAACCGCTAAGCCTAAAGCCTGAGCTATTTCTGCCAATAAGATGCCTGTTGCATGGTTCATCCCAACGCGTCTTGCAATCTGCTCGTTCACTTGTCTTGAATGACCGCCACTGACTCGGAAATTTGCTTTCTTGTTCTCCCAACCAGCCTCAATCACGACCTTCTTAATGCTGTCATGTTCATTTCTGAATAGCTCAACAGTTTCAGGAAACGTCAGATTTTTGAGTTGAAGATCATTACCAAGAATGGCAACTCCCGACTTTTCTAAGTCAGGATCAATGCCGATGATGATTTGAGCCTCTTTGAATGTGGTCATTGGCAAGCTCCTTAGTCGTAGTAATAATCGTCAAGGTTTTCTTCGTTCCAACGCTTCCAAAACTTAGATACACAATCAGAACATCTGCTATAAACTGGCCCATGACTACCTTCATCAGGATCTCGATAAGAAGAGAGTTCAGGCACTAACGTTTTGCATCTTGGGCATTGCTCCCATTGAGATTCATCATTTCGTTTTTGTTCTTTATAAGCTGTATATTGATCTGAGCATTCCTGGCACATATTTGAATATTCAGCCCCAAAGCTATCTGCTTCTACACAAACTCTTCTTACCGCAGAACGTTCTGGGTGGTTATGGCAATTAGTACCCCATTCATCATCTTCAACAGATACTGATTGATTTGGTAAATGTGCTGTCATAGCCCTTCCCCCTTGAGCGCTTGCTCTATCATCTCTTGAGTCTTGATTCCGCCACATCTATAACAGTGCTTTGTGATGTAACCTTCTTGATCCACTGAAATTTCCTTAGATCCACACTCACAAGGCTTTAAATGTTTTTCTAAAAAATCCACCCGCTTTTGCAGCTCTGCCTTCTCTGCAACATGCTTTGCATTTATGTTGTACAGTTCCTGTACATCTTTATTTCTTTGGAGTAGCAACTTGTCATGCTGATCGAATTGCTTTTGCACCTCCTCCACTTTCGCTTGCAGCTTTGTTAAATCTTCGTTTTGGTCCCATTTTTTATTTCTAAAATGGGCGTTTTCATCTGAGAGCGAGTCAACTGCTGCTTCTAACTCAACCATCCTTGTGAAACGGTATTGCCATGTCATATAGGCGATTTGCACTGTGGTGTGCTGATATTGGCTTCTATGTTCTTTGAAAATGAATAAATCAATTTTGAAGTAGTTCATTTCTTCAAGAAGCTTGTAAGCATCAGTGGTCTTAAACCATTCCTCGAATTGTTTTCTATCCATCTCAAACATCCCTCGATTGGCAGTTAGGCGAAATGTGGTTTTCTATGGGGAAGTCGTCGCCTAGGTCGTTCCGCTCAACTCGATCGCCATTGCATTCTGGACATGCGAATGACTCAAGCATGTTTCCAACTTCGCCATGTCCATTACAGCATTTGCATGGGTTATCAATGCGGTACCCAATTCTGATTTCTGCTAAGGTTGCATGCTTCACTTGAAAATCAAGAACATTGCACTCGCCATCTTTCATGCCATGACAATTAAAGCCCTTAGCTTTAAGAAAATGACCTCTACCAATTGCAGTAACTGTCAAAATATCTCTACATCCGAGAGTTGTAATTTTATCCCCGACTTTAAACTCACTCATGGCTGGCTCCTTAAGACATTTCATTAAGCGCATCGACAGCAAAGCGATGCGGATTATTGAGAGTAAGCAAGCCAACAAAGAACATAAGGATGTACATTACTGGCGCAAACAAAAACCAAATTAGAAAAGCCATCCAGATCAGTTTTAATCTTCTTTCTGGGTATTCTCTCCACTGGTGCTTAAATGACTTAAGTTGTTTTCTTATATATTTTTTCATTCGCCACCTCCGTATATTGATTCGTGGTCGCGGATGGCTTGCTTCAAACGATCTGATTTGTAACCATCTGGAACATATGCTTTTGCACCTTGTAAGCCACCAAGCTTCTTGACCAAATCCAAAGACTCTATGAGGCGATTGACCACATCACGCTCAAATACACGATCGCCATGATGAGGCTTGATTTCATCTGTAAAATCAATTTCACCTTCATGAACCACCAGATACTTAGCAGTGTTGACAAATGACATTGATATCCTAAAAGTGTTAGGCCCAAACTCACGAATAAACTGCTCTGGTTTCATACCGACTCCTTGTAACGTTTAGTAATGGCTTCCAAGCGTTTGATCTCATCATTGATATACCAAACAGCCTTTTGTAGATCTTGGATTTGGCTATCAGAATCTTTTAAACCATTGCGCCATAAATATTTGATTGCATTACCAATATTAAAGTTACGGTGTCTTGTGATCTGAATACACTCAATACCACTTGGATCACTGGTGTAATGCTTAGGGTGATTAACATTGTCATTCATGCCACTTTCTCCAAATGCCCGATCAAGCTATCTAGCAACTTAGCTGCACCATTGACTTGCTTAACCATTGCCACACACTCAGCACGTGCAATTGCTTTGACTGCCTTCCATGAATCGTCATAGTCAGCATCTAGTTCTTTGATCCAGTTCTTAGTGACTCCGATCCAGCGAGTCTTAATGCCACCTGCATTCATCTTGATGTGCTTAGCGCCATTGAGGACTTCTTGCATTGACATGGTTTTATCGAACTTCCATTCCATTTCGCATTCAGAAGTACGGCCATCATCACACTCAAGGTATGTGGTAATTTTCAGTGTCCAAACTTGTTTAGGCTCAACTCGCTTTGTGTTGAACAGTGGATAGAAACTACCTTCAAAGATTTGAAGCATTTCTTCATTAGTTGGATCACGTCCTAAACCTTCTAACCACTCAGCACTAGAAATAACTTCCCATTCAGCATGCAGGTTTCTTTTAATTTGTTTCATGCTACAAGCTCCCCTTTAACGTTTAGCAAGTCCTTTGCGTACTGAGACGCTTTGTAAGTTGCATATGAGTCCTTTTCCAAGTAGCCGCTTTTAATTAATTCCTGCACATAGCATTGGATAGTGTTGTTAGGCGCATCTAAAACACATTCACGCAGGTCTTTCATTGTGAAAGGTTGAGTTGCATGAGTAGCGAACAACAAAATGTCAAAAATGTTTTGGAATGCTTTAACTCGTTTTATTGCTTTCACGCTGCACCTCCAAACTCTTGCAAGCTAGCGAGGTAAGCAGGATCAAGATCTGCAAATGTTGCTCTTGCTAAATCAGTTCCTAAACGTACAGTTCCTACCTCACCATCACGGCACTTTCCAATGATGATTTCAGCCGTTCCCACCTCTTTAGAGTTCTTGTCGTAAACTTCGTCGCGGTAAATGAAAAGAATCACGTCCGCATCCTGCTCCAATTGCCCAGATTCACGAAGATCGGCATTAACTGGACGTTTGTTAGGTCTGTTCTCTAAGTTGCGGCTAAGTTGAGATAGAGCGAATACAACGCAATCAAATTCTTTGGCAATTGCTTTCAGGCCTTTTGATATTTCACCAATTGCTCTAACTTGGTTATCAGTAACAACTGGGCTTTTCATGATTTGTAGGTAATCAACGAAAATTGCGTCTACACGGCCATACTTAGCTTTAAGTAATCTTGCTTGACGACGGACATCAGAGAGTGATGCATTAGCCGTGTCATCAATTCCGAATTTGGCATTTTCAAGCATCTTGTTAGCCTGAACTAAACGCCCCCAGTCATCATCCTCAAGAAACTTAGACTTGATATTGCGAAGCTTGATTTGTCCGACACCTGAAACAATACGGTCCCTGATTTCTTCCTCAGTCATCTCAAGTGAATGGAACTGAACAACAAGGTCTTGGTTGATTGCCATATCACTCATAATGTTTTGAGCGAATGTTGTTTTGCCCATTGATGGACGGGCACCAATCAGAACAAAGTTGCCACGACGTAGAGCACCGATTTTGTTGTCTAGTGCAATGAATCCTGTTCTTAAGCCCGTTTCAACATAAGTGCCGTTCTTTCGTGCAATGCGAGTTTCTTCTAGATCCGCATAGAGACGTGCTACAAACTCATTCACATAGGTAAGTGATTTCTTCTCAGAGTTGTCACCTATTTCAGCAATCATGTTCTGAGTTTTATTGAGCATCTCATCTAGGTTTGTGGTGAAGTCCTTTGCCATACCCTGCATAAGCACAGAAATATCTACGAACTTACGACGAACCATTAAACGGTGAAGCTTCTCGATGTGTTGTTCCAGCGTTGAAATAAGCGTAGGCGCTTCTGCATTCAGCGTAAGCATGTACTGCTCATCAATGTGGTGAAGATTCAATGGGTTTTTCTTGATTTCGTCCCATACAAGAATGAAATCAATTTGTTCACCACGATCGTGGATTGCTTTAATCGCATCAAAAATAATCTGATGCTTTCCTGAGAAGTAATCACGGTTTAGGCGTTGAACATATTGATCTACACCATCAGCAAGAGATAACAAAGAAACTAATACACCTTGCTCTGTAGGGACTGAATGTAAGTAATCCATTATTTAGCCCCCTTGTATTCTTTGCGAAGTAAAACTGGGGCATTGCGTGGAGCTGTTTCTTGTTGCTCAACAACTGGATTTTCTAATTGCTCAAGCTCTGCATTTGTCTCTTGCCAGTTCCAAGCAGCTTTGAAAGATTCCCAACCACGAACAACGATAATTTGGAATACACGCTCATTGCTAAGCTTTGCTTCCTGAGCTTGTTTGAAAACAAGTTGTAAAGCTCGTTGAGTTACTGGTTTTTTCTTCTTGTTACGAAGATCAAGATATTCAGTTGCTGTTTGTTCAGAAACACCGTTTTTCAACAAGAAATCTTTTGCTTTGAATTTTTGTGTTTTTGGCGCTGATTCAGCACAAATAATATCTTTAGTATTCTCTGTGTATTCTCTGTATGTATTCTCTGTATTAGATGGGCGGATTTGTGCATTCAGTGTGGCGCTTTCGTGCATACAGTCTGGCGCATTTGTGCATTCAGTATGGCTGTTCTGTGCATTCAGTATGGCGGAATTGTGCATACTATGAATATCAATGCTTTCAGAGTATTCGATCAAAGCTTGATATAGGTTTTCACGCTCTACACGGTAATAAACACGACGCGGCACACCCATCTTTTTTTCAGAGATGAATTTAAGTGATTTAAGTGTTGCTCTAGCCGTATCTTGCTCACGACGAGTAAGACCAGTTTCTTGAGTCCACTCATGATGTGTTTTGAAGATCCAACCTTCACTGTCTTTAGTGCGAGAAGTCCAGTAGACCAATTGTGAGAGCATTAAAGCTCCATTGATCCCACATCCTAAAAATACATAGTGCTTGTTGAATGCTATTGGCTGTTCGTTCATAGCTTCAATCAACTTAATAATTGGAATTGATGCACCCATCAAACACCTCTCAATACAAATGCAGCTAAATCAGCTTTCGCTTTAGCCAATGCCATAGAGTTTTCGAGAGTTCGATTAAGCACATAAGCCTCAACCGCTTTTTGAAACAAACTAATCTTCCGATTTAGTTCAATGTCTGCTAATATTTGATAGTTCATTTGGTCCTTCTCCGATTGAACACTAAGCCTGATCCACGAAATCAGGCTTTTTTATTTGTCTAAAATCCCGTTAATCCCTTCCGATCCCTCTGAAAAGCTGACTTCTGTACTCAATTCCCGTACTAAAGCCGACATTCCCAAACGCTCGAAAGATTTTGCTTGTATATTGAATACATGCCACTCGCCAACTATCTCTTTTTCAATAAGAAAACCTAGATAGGCCGCGAGATCCTTTTCTTTAACATGAGCAAGTATTTTTGCTCGTTCATGGATTTCGGGAGATAAACGCACATGCGTAGATTTTTTTTCAAGGCTCATGAGACCCTCTTAACTGGTAGTGTTGGTTCTTGTTCAAGCAATTTAAAAGCAGCAGCTTCGGGTACAAATTCACCCCACTGGTAAACTGCTTGACGGCTAATTTTTAAAAGTTTTGCGATTTTTGGCGCATTGAACCGAGCCAAAACATCAGATGTTTTCATCTCAATTCGCATAATTAATTCCAATTTCAACTTTACTTTGTCAAGTCTACTTTACCAAGAAAAGTTTAGCAAGCTTTACAAACGAAAAGTTAAGATTTCTTTACATTTTGTTTATGGCAATAGCCATGAGATTTACACTATGAGCACTCTTCAAGAGCGAATGTCTTTAGCTATAAAGCACTATGAATCCACAACTGGAAAAAGATTCAAAAATACTGAGTTGGCTAGATTTGCGGGCGTGAGCAGAGCTAATGTTGGGTTGTGGGTAAACGGCCCAACCCAAGAGTTAGAGGGGTCAAATTTAGTTAAAGCTGCCGAATTCTTAGGGGTTTCTAAAGATTGGCTAGCTGGTCAAAGCAATAAAATGATTGCCACACAATTGGATAGTGGTGGTGCACAATTAAATGTTCTTGATATTGAAGCCTTTAAGCAGAAGTACAATATTCCAGATAGTGAAGAAGCTGTTAAATTTGTCCAAACACCAACTAAGCCATTCCCTATTCAAAAAAGATACGTTCCTGTTAAAGCCTATTCAAAGATGGGTATGGATGGGTATTTCACAGATATGGGTTACGAAGGTAACGGTGGTGATGGTTATGTTCCAACTCACTCAGCAGGACCAAGAGCCTATGGTATTAAAGGCACTGGCGACTCAATGTTTCCAGCAATTCGTAATGGCTGGTATGTTGTATGCGACCCTGATGCAGATCTTGTGCCGAATGAGTTTGTTCAGGTGTGCTTGAAGGATGGAAGATGCACAATTAAAGAATTTGTCGGCATCAATGGTGGGGTTTTAAGTTTGCTTTCTGTGAATGGTGGTGAGCGATTTTTCTTTGAAATGGACGAGGTTGAAAGTATTACCGCTATTACAGATATCGTGCCGCCAAGTCAGCACAGACAAGAACATCCTTATTCGCATTAATCACAGGAAGACTTATGGACAACTCTAAACTACCAATCAACCAGATTATTGCTCGCATCAATGATGCTGCGAAACATGGTGAAGCTTTGGTGCTAACAGCCGAAGAAGTGAAGATTCTTTCTAAAGATATTGGCGACAAAGTCTTTATTCCTGTGCTTACTAATGAGCAGGTCGTGCAGTTGGTAGAAGAAGGAAAGCTTGGGCAGAAAATTAAATAATAAAAAAAGACCGATAGGAAGTCGGTCTTTCCACCCAAGTTTATCAGACTTGGATTGACTAATGTTGGCAGCATTAGCCTTTGCGCCCACCAATATCACAAGATAATTGATAAATTGAGAATAACATATGTTTGGAGAATTGATAAAAAAGATTAAGACTTGGTACAAAGGAGATCCAGGTCTAATTGACAGCAACCCTGCTACTGGCATTGATACAGTTATCAGAGAACCATATAGAAGCCCTGTTGCTAGGTTTTTGAGTTATTTTATTGAGCCATTCGTTGCCCTATTGGTACTAATTAAGCAAGAATGGAAGTATTTTTTAACCACTTTTTTAACATTGGTTACAGTGCTTATTGCTGTTCTTTCTTACATTGACAAGATGAAAGTTTGCTAATTAATGCAACAACAAATACTAAATAAAATACCAGAGATAGGGTGCCAAAAAATACTCCAAGATGGGTATATCTACCTGAAGTAAAAATGGAAAATGATAATGCACCACAACTAGAGAACATATTTAAGCAGAAATAAAGGTTTTCTTTGCTCATCTCAGTAAACTCCAAATAACCCACCCCGTGTGGGTTTTCTTTTGTCTATTAAAGCATATTGTTTAGTGTAATATACAATAATTTGTAAATACCTCTTTACAACAAATAATATGTAAAGTATTCTTTACTCATTCCTTAATAAAAAGCACGCTAGACCGACTAAAACCTGCGTGCTTTTACTCAATGAGTGAGATAAGTATGAATATAAAAGCCAACATAGTCAAATCCATGGGATTCGTAGGAGTAGTTAGTGCTCTAACTGCTGCTTATGCCTTCACCCCTGCTAATAACGAACCTGTAACGGTTGCAGCTCCTTTCAAAGTTGAATCAATCGACCCTGAAAATGAACAAGCAGTACTTCAAACTGCAAATGAAAAGTTCACTTTAGAAGTTGATTTTGATGCTCAGTACTCAATTGATGGCAACGGCTATCAAGCGTGGCGCGATGTAGAAATTAACGAGATTAAAGACATTCGCGTTTATGACGAAGATGGAGAGATCTTGGCTTACGTTGATCGATTAGACGTAGTTGAGATTAAAGATCTTATCGAATCAGGAATTAGAGAGCGCATTTAAGCGCTCCATGGTGATTGTTATGAATGCACATCCTGAAATTATCGAAGTATCAAGACTTCAAGGTCTTATCAAGGACTCAGTTAAAGCGCTGCTTCCCCTATCAAACGAACAAGACACAGTTGTTACTGATGGCGGCAATTGGATTCACTTGCGCTATGTAGGCCGTGGCACTGAGCAAATCCAATTAGAGCTAGGTGATCAGTTTTCTATTAAGACAAAAATCGCCTACCTAAGTGGGACGTTAAAGAGATTGGCTGAAATTAGAAATGAGTTGAGAGGTGGGTGATGGAAGTTAAAAGCGTACATGCGCACCACATTCCAGCAAACAACGGTATAGATCCAATTGACATATTTGTTGTGTGGTATGGCGAACAAGCATTTCAAATAACTATTCGTTGTTGGGATTGTGCTTGGACTGCTTATCGCGGCAGTTGTGGTTTTGAAACTATTGAAGAGTACTTCTTGGAGCAATGGTACAGCCAAGAGTGTCATGAACACGTGGTTCAACTCTTCACTACCACATCAAGACATACAACCCAAAGAGAAGAAAAGTGGTTGTTCAAAGTTGTCAGAAGTATGTGCCAACACTTCAAAAAGTTAGCAGAAAAGAATTAGGAGAAGATTATGAATGCGCCAGTGCAACACTCAGGACAAAACCCTTTTGCAGTAACTGCTCCTACAACTCAAGCAATGTCTACAGTTCAATCTGATAGTCAACGTGCAATTGCAGAGGTTCAAGCTGCTTTAGTTATTGCTAAGCAGTTCCCACGTAACCCAATTGAAGCTTATGACCGGATTATGAACGCTTGCCAGCGTCCCGGTTTAGCTCAATCGGCTGTTTATTCTTATGCTCGTGGTGGTACTTCAGTTACTGGTCCATCAATTCGACTTGCAGAAATGCTTGCTCAGAATTGGGGAAATATTCAGTACGGTATCCGTGAATTGTCGTCTGAAAATGGCGAATCTACGGTTGAAGCATTTGCTTGGGATGTTGAAACAAATACCCGTCAAACAAAGGTTTTTCAGGTTCCACATATTCGTTATACACGCAATGGATCTAAAAAATTAACAGATCCACGCGATATTTATGAATTGGTTGCAAACAATGGTGCTCGTCGTCTACGTGCATGCATCTTAGGTGTAATACCGGGTGATGTGATTGATGATGCTGTTAATCAGTGCGAAAAGACAATCCATGCAAGTGCTGATACTTCACCAGAAGCTGTACAAAAACTTGTTGTTGCCTTTGAGCAATTTAACGTCACCAAGAAAGACATTGAAGATTACATTCAGCGTCGTCTTGATGCTATTACAGCAGCCAATATCGTTGCGCTTCGCAAGATTTTCACTAGCTTACGTGATGGAATGAGCTCACCTAAAGACTGGTTTAAAAATGTCACTGTAAAGGAAGTTGGAGAAGTTCAGGAAGTTAAACCAACTGTACCAGACAATGAGTTTCCAGTTCTCCTAGACCAAATCAAAGCCGATGCAGTTACTAAAGAGTATGTATTAGAAGGCTATGCACTTACTAATGCACAAATAGCTGAGGTAAATGCACTATGAAGCTATTCCGATGCTCTAGCCTACATAAGCTTGTAGGTGACTCTAAAACTAAAGGCTCAGTTCTTAGCGATACAGCTAAGACTGAGATCAGAACAATCGTTAAGGAGGACTTGACCACATTCAAGTCTTTCAAAGGCAACCAGTACACAGCTAAGGGCAATGCTCTTGAAGAAGTCGCAATTAGCCTGTCTGGCAAGGTTCGTTTTCGTCAGTACTTAAAACATCAAGGCCGTTGGGAAAATGAATTAATTACTGGTGAGTGTGATGTTCTCGATTTAAACAATAAATTGATCCTTGACACTAAATGTACTTGGGATATTGGTACTCATCCATTCTTTAAAGATGAAGCAGAAGAAAAAGCAAAGAAAGCTGGTTATGACTGGCAGATGCAAGGCTACATGTGGCTTTACGACTATGAACAAGCAATGGTTGATTTCTGGCTACTCCCTTGCCCTATCGAGTTGACAAATGATTGGGATGATCGAGAACAGCTTATTGATTTAGTTGAGCGTATCGACCTTAGAGAACGCCTAACAACTGTCACATACAAACGTGACGAAGCAATGATTCAAAAGATCAAAGACAAAATTCCACATGCTCAAGAGTACTACGCAAAATTATATCAAGAGCGCATTAAGGCAAAGGTGGCAGCATGACAGATTTGAATAAGGAAAGAGAGGCTTTTCTAAATACCTTCCAATATTACAAAGGAAGAAGAGACATTATTTTTAGTCATGAGCATGAGCTGTTTATGACTAGATCAAACAATCCTTCTGAAGTTGCTCAAAAAGAAATAAGCAACATGAATAGTCGCTGGGATGCTTGGCTTAAATGCGCAAAGCATCGTGATGCAGAGCTAGAAAAAGCCAAAGCTCAGACGGTACCAGAGGGTTGTGTTGTTGTGCCAAAGCAGCCAACACCTAAGATGATTGATGCTACTTGGGATTTTGACGATGAAATTATTGAGATGAGTAGCAATACTCGCAATGAATTTATCTGGAAGAAAATGGTAGAAGCAAGCGAATCGAGAGCTGAAAAATGAAAATGAACGCACCAATTAAACTTGAAATGAAAGTTTATGCAGTTAATAAAGATGGGCAACAAGCAATTGTTACTATGTCGCTCCCTCTTGGTCAGTACCCAACGCGTTCAACGCTTGAAAAGATATTTAAGGACGCTGAAGGCCACTTGCCAGATGATTTTCGCGTGATGAATAAATCTGAGTTTTTTAACGCATACCTTCAAGAAGAGTACGGGACAACTGAAAAATTCGCTACACCTGGTTCTCGTGAATTTACTGATGATGTTATTGAAATGGATGAATCGGGAGCTGAGGGATGAGTGGAAAAGCATTTAAAGACTTAAAAATTCGCTTCCATTTGGCTATTGGTGTGGCTAATGGCGATCGTGAGGACTTTGGGAAATTATCGGATTGGATCGAAGAAGAAAACTGGGAAATGATGGATGAGGAAGAGCAGAAAGATACTCTTTCAGAAATTGCAGAGGAATGGGCGCAGCAGTATTTAGATTTAGGAGCGACAGTCGAATGAGTATTTTAGACAAAAACTATATCGTGACTATGCCAGACGAAAGCAAATGGGCTGTACCAGTTCGCATAATTGCTGAAAGTCGTGCTAAGTATTATGCGAGTGTTGACGAAGTATCTTTTGAAGAAAGCCTAAATGATGACACTGTCCCTCTCTTTGAATCAGACGATTATGAAATTCATGATTGGGCTGCCAACAATATGAACTGGAGAGATGTTAAAGAGCATGCCAGCCAAATCGAACGTCCAAGCTTGGATTATGAAGATGGCTGGGTAAATGGAGAGTACGAAGTTAAAGCGGAAAGTAAGGAGGGGTGAATGGAGATTGATCGTCGTGTACGTGCTAAAGAGTTTATGGCCCTTCTTTCTATGAAAAAAGATGCTTTCTATGACCGAGTAAAAAGTGGTGATATTCAGCAACCCGTCCGAATTAATAGAAAGGATGTTTTCTGGCATGAATCATATGTAAAAAAGAAGGTTGAAGAGAAAAAACAGAAATCTGATACTATAGCCTGCTCATAGCAGGCTTTATTATTTTAAGTAGGGTAAGTTTTTAAAAACGGGTAACCTAACGGGTAATATAATTATAAATCCAAACTATTGATATAAATTACAACTACTTATTTTAAAAATGATCATTCGCAATTAAAATATTCACTAAAATCTTTCTCTACAAATAAACCTAAAGGTTTTCACAATTGAATTATTTGTTGAATTATATATATTTATGCCTCCATAGCATTATAAAATTGTGAAAAAATGAAAACTTTCGCTCCTTTTTTTCAGGTATTGGGGATCAGTATCACATTGTGTACGCAAGCGGTTTTTGCAGATGAGGATATCTCAACACAAGAGGCTGATAGCTTAATTAAAGATGACATTGCCGCAACGCAAGTTTTGCAGGAAATCTGCCCAGCTTTTGTTGGAACAAATAAAAAACTTGAGTCAAACGCTCAAAAAATTATTGCAATGTATCTAAGCGGTTATTCAAATAAATCAATGACCTTAGCGACTCTACAAAACGATGCTGAATTTAAAACTTTATTAAATGAAGCACGTCTTGCGGCAAAACAAATGGACCATCATGAGCAACATGAGCTCTGTGAAGAGATCGTTAATTATAAAGAATAG